AAGTAGAGCTCAAAAAGATACAAATATACCAGATATGCCAGTAGATGCTATAAAAGAAAAAATTGATAAAATTAACGAACTTATACTTGATATTCCTGAGGACTTGGCTAAAATAGGTATATGATAATTTTAAGATCAATTATAATTACTGGTCTTGTATCTATTTTATTTGGTTTTGCATTTCATAAAATATTAGGATTTTGGGAATCTATATCCCTAGCATTTGTTACTCAATTCGTTCTTTCTTTTATTATTTCATCTTTAAAAATTAATAAAGTCCAATCCTTAACTTTTGAGTTTGAAACCGAACTACAACAGCTAATCGATCTTAATGAAGTTAGCATTTCATGTCCCTGTGGTAATTATACGTATAAAGATAGTATATTTATGAATTTAGATAATTCATACGTTTGTGAAAAATGCGGTAATGAATTTAAATTAAATATAGACATTACCCCTACTCTAGTTACTGAACCTGTAAATGTAAATAAAGGCATGGAGGAAATAACTAAAGATGTAAAATTTACTTCTGAGTATAAACAAGGAACGGAACTATAATATAATTATAATATGGAAAAACATACGTTTAAACTTAAAGACGGTACTACTAAGACTATGGAATTTGATGAACTAGTAAGGTGGGCTTGTTTGATAGAAGCTTTAGAAGTAGTCGGAAGCAAAGAAGATGTTGATGTAGATAGTGATAGGTGGATAAAGCCTTTAGCTTTTCAAAGATATATTGATGAGAGATATCACTCTATGAGGCATGATCTTAAAGTTGAAGCAACTTTAGGTAATCTTTAGTTATAGTTCTCTTTTAACTTTAGCTACATACTCGTCTGATACTAGACCTTTGAATTGATTTATAACTTCATTTAAGTCTTTCCCTAATTCATGGAATCCTATCATGTAATTACGAAATTTATCTTCAATTGAAGGATTAAATTTAGGTCCATCAGGTCTTCCAAATCTATGTAGCCATCTCAAAAATGGTAAGCATAAAGTCTTCTTACCCTCTTTTCGAAATTTTTCGTGAATATATCCCTCTTCACCTCCAAAGCCTCTAAATTTTTTATTAAAGCCAAGCCAAGCGTCTTTTCTACAAGAAAATATACCTAAGCCTTGAGCTGGTATTTCAAATGGTTCATTTTCTTTATCAATACCTCTTTGATCTAAAGCCCAAGTACCCCACATATTACCACCCCAGTTATTAAGATCAAAATGTGTACTTATACCGGAGAGATCATCATAAAGTAATGGACCTTGAAGTAGATTACCTTGATCTTTTCCTTCATCATAAAATCTTAATAATTTTTGTAAGCTGTTGCTTTCAAGCAAAACGTGACAATCCATAACCATTACGTATTCAGTATTAGCTAATTCGAATATTTTATGTCTTAACGAAGTAGCTGAATAAGAATCAAACTCAACGTAAGTTAAAGGTTCTTTTATCCATTGTGTGAGTTTATGTATTTCTTTACCGTGTTCTGACTTCGGATTATTATTAATAATAACAAATTCTAATCTATCAAGTACCTCTTTATGATACATTCTAATAGATTGTAGAGTAAAATAAACACCATGAAAATCATCATAAACACAAAGACCAATAGTAAGTTTATTCACAAAAAATATTTACTAATAAGATAAATTATTGCAATCATCACTGTCATTACAATCTACATCTTCTGCTAATTCTTGATTAGTTACAGGTAAATCAAGTTCATCAATGAAAGTTCTAGGAGGCGGAGTAGTTCGTAAAATATCGACATCTTCAATAAGAGTAGTATTCTCTAAAACATCTATTTCAGCAATAAAGTTTCTTTCTAGTGGTAAAATAGGTGCAGGATAAATACACCTTTCTTCAGGTGGAAGAGGGTCAATAACTATAACTGGATCTTCAGGATCTACTTCTACGATTGGATCATTTATAGGATTTTTAGGAGGCTCAATACATTGAGTTGGATTAAATGCCGAAAGAGGTCCTCCTGATAAATAAAAGAATGGAAAATCTCCAGTTAAAGCAGGTATATTTACAGGTGGTACCCACGGTAACCAAGGCCACCACCACCATGGAGGTGGTAATTTAATTTCTGTAGGGGTGTAACCGTAATCAGGATCTAAAGGTTCTAATATGGTTATAGGACCCGGAAATACCGATATCAAAGGATATTCAGTTAAGGGAGGTGGTGTAGTAGAAGTAGTTGTAGTAGATGTAGTAGTAGATGTAGTAGTAGAAGTAGTTGTAGTAAACGGGGGCTCTGGAGTAACTGGTGTTTGAGTAGTAGTTGAAGTAGTAGTAGTTTGATCAGTTCCTTCAGGATTATTATCAGTAGGTCTTAATGTAGTAACAACAACACTAGGCGGTAGTGTTGTAGGTAATCGAGGGTCATCTATACGAAGAGTAGTTGTGGTAGATGTAGTAGTAGAAGTAGTTGTAGTGGGAGGTAAAGTAGTACCCGTTACCGGATCTACAGATTCTTGACCATCTAGATCAATAACTTCACTTGTATTATTTCTATAAGTTACTAAAGAACGCTTATCTCCTAATCTATTATTTTGTAAAGAGTTAGGAATGAAATCCCAAGCCGAGTTACTAGCAAGAATACCCCCAGTTCTTTCATATGTATACCAACCAGAAGTTACTAAGTTTCTGGCATAGTCCAGTCCTCTTGAACCACCTCTAATACCAGGTACAAATTTAGTACCTCTAAAATATTCTGTCCAGGGGTAGTTAGGATCAGTTAAAAGAGTAGCTCTTCTACCATTTATAGTAGGATCATCAGGAAATATTTGATAGAAGTAAATAGCTGAACTTTCGTTATCTCCAACAAAATAATCACTATCAAAAGTATTATCATAAATTTTAATGTTATTATCCTGACTAACTATCATGCCCCGTTTAGGTCTAGTACCTGGACCTATCACAAAGGCATGATTTATACTGCTATTTTTTTCATATAAAATATTCCACGATTGACTTATTTCAACTTCATCGGGACCAAATGTATTTGTCCAAGAATTATTATGAATATATAAATTATTAGCTAAACCTGATATAGATAAAGCTTTTCCTTTAACAAAATTACATGTGTTATCATATAATTCAATATTAGTACTAGCTTCAGCTATTTCATATCCATTTCTACTATTATTAACTCTATTACTAAAAACTTTTGAATTATATACTCCCTGAGCTATAGATATACCTGCTGCAAATCCTCCAGTCTGCTGTACTCCTGAACTGTTTATATTATTATTACTAACTGTAACTAAGTTACTTTTAATACCTAAAACTTCAATACCCATTCTAGAAATATTAGTAAAATTATTTCTAGTTATTCTAGTAGAAATTAAATCTTGAGCTCTTATACCATTACCTCTAGTAGTCTGAAGTGAAATAGTTGTATCGATATCATTATTATCTATAATTCCATTAGATACCATCCAAAAATCAATAGCATTATTAGGTATATTTTTAAATGTACAGTCTTCAATAAAAATTGAATCAAATTCAGTAGCACCTTCTAAAAGAGAGGGTACATTAAAATTACTATTTCTATCACTAGAGTTGATATTATAACCTCTAACTGATACAGCACCATACTTATCTTTTAAAGGATCACCTATATTAGTAAAATTTAAATTTTTAATTAATACATTATTTACAGAAATTAACGAAGTAGGTGTTGATCTAGTAATAAGCACTCCTATACCATTACTATAAGTACTATCAGCTGAACTTTTTAAACTAAAGTCTCTTAATACTACGTTTGAAGTAGTAATATTAAAAGCTACTAAAGTATTTACCATAGTTATAGTAGGGTTATTTTGGCCTACTATAGTAACATTTTCAGGTATATTAATAGTGGTATTAAGAGTAAAATCACTAACAATATAAACTGTAGTATAAAATCCTAAAGCAGTAATTAACTCATTTTGATTAGTAACTTTATCAGTAGGGAGATTACTTACTACCGGGGTAGTTAAAGCTGGAGCTGAAGTAGTTACGGAAGGTGGAGCAGTAGTATCAACTCCATCAGTAGGAGCAGGTGTAGTAGTATCTTCAGGAGACGGGGTAAGTATTTCAGAAAGAGGCTGGGTAGTAATATTGTCCGGTAGAGGAGTAGTTACTGGAGGTGGAGTGGTAACAATTAAATTTATATCTACTCCGTCGCCCGTAGTATTATTAACAATATCAAGTAAATCACTAACTTCTTCTTTAGTTTCGTCAGTTATATTTTCATTAAAAATTTCTTTTACTGGATCAGGTTGTCTAGCTTCTATATTTTGAGGTGCTCGTGTTGTGGATGTAGTAGTAGGTACTGCTATTTCAGGCGCGGGTGTAGTAGAATCATCAGGTAAAATAACATCTAAAGTAGTACTATCAGTACTACCAAGCGGCGCTATAGTTGTAGTAGTGGTTGAAGTAGTAGTAGTAACTATTTCCGGCGGTTTTAAAGTTGTATTTTGATTATCAAAAGGTGCTTGTACTGTTGTAGATGTAGTAGTAAGAGGTTTTCCGTCTATAGCTACTACAGGCTCATGAGTATAACCTAACTTACGATAAATTTCATGCTCTTCATATGTAGAAGCAAAAAAGGCTTGATCACCATCATACATAGTATGGGGCACAAAAGATTCTTCTGTAGGGTAAGGATTACTAGGATCTAATGTAGTAGTTGATGTATAAGGATTTTTTTCAGGTTCTACAGTAGTAGTAGTAGTTGAAGTAGTAGTAGGTATATTAGGTTGCACAACCACTACTACTGGTCTTCTAGTAGTAGTTTCTTCTTCTTTACTATAAGTGCTCTCACCTTGAAAGTTGGGTTTTAAAGTAGTAGTACTAGTTGTAGTAACTGTAGGTTTAGCTACTACTACTGCATTATCATTTAAAATTAAATCTAAAGTATCTTTCGATATAGATAAATTATCTTCACTACCTACTTTGATATCAATATCATCTTCACTTACTAATAAAACATTTTCATAATCTTCGGTAGGAACGTCAGGCCCTCTTATTATTACTTGTTTATCTTCAGGTATACTTTCTAAAACTTCTTTTACTGTTGATTCATCAAAATCTGTATTAACTGTCTGAGTTTCTTGTACAGGTTGAGGTATATTAATAAGATGAAATAGAGCATTAAGATCTGAATCTCTTATTATAACCTGTACATCCATACTCCCGTCGTTAGATCTCGGATCAGCATTACACTCTATAGTTTCATTAATAAAAATAACTCCGGTCTGAGATTTATCATCCCAATTTTTAACACTAGTGTTACCTGTTTTAACTATAACAGGGTCATCAGGCGCGCCTACATCGTAAAAATCATATATTTCATATGTTAAAGGACCTAAAAATTCCTTATCAATACCAACAGAGTTAATAGTAACTACTCCTTTAGTTGTTTTATAAGAATCAGGAATAATACCTGACCCCTTTACAGGATATTGTATATTTTCAGTTAAAAGATTACTACCTATAATTTTAGCATTATTTAAAGTAAGAGGAGCAGGTCTATTAGTAGTAGTAGAAGTAGTAGTTGATGTAGTAGTGGTCTCAATTTTTGGAGGTGAAGTAGTTACATCACTTGATGGTGGAAGAGTAGTAGCTTGTAGCTTTGCTGAATCTAAATCTGCAAAAGGTGCAACACGGTTAGCATTAGGATCAGGTGTTGTTGAAGTTGTAGCCATACTATGCTGATATATTAGTTACAGTAGTTGAAGGCGTATTAGGATTTACGCTAAGAGGTGGAGTAGTAACAGTCTCAGTTAAAATTGTATCATCTTCATACCCTTCAATATGTAAGTTCCTTAAGTAAAAGTTTTTTGCACTTAATGCATAATTAGAAGTCGAAATAGGAGTTGAAAATGAGAATCCTATAAAAATATTATCTAAATTTGAAACTCTTCCTAAACTAAAATTAAGATTCAAAGTAGTTAAAGTAGTAAAGGTAGTAGTATCTTGTTCGTGAAAATCAATATGTAGTTTTCTACCTAAATTAACATATCTAAATCTTAAAGTTCTCCATGTATCAGTAGTTAAAGTAGTAAAGGTGGTTGACATTGCCGATAATGCAGTATTAGCTAATACATTAAAGTTTAAATCTCTCACTACCATTGATTCTCTTATACAATCAGTTTCAAGACCTACCCCAGGTCTAGAATCTCTACCAGTTAAAGCATAAAATCCTGTTGAATCAAAAGCTATTTTTACTAAAGTACCACTTAAAATACCAGTTTCAAGTAAAATAGTATCTAAATTTTCTGTTTGTAAGACTTCTACAGCAGTAGGTGCACTGAGCTCAGTTAATATTGCATTTTTAGATAAAATAAATTCAGGATCTTGATCCCCTAAATATTGACCAGGTAATGAACTAACCGGAGATGATAAAGATGTAAGGAATGTAGAAAATCCTAACTGATAATTATTATGAGTTTGTATACTACTTGCTGGTAAGTAGTAAGAAAATGACCAAGTTATATCATAATTTGAATTAAAATTCTTTTTAGTTTCTACAAATGTATAATATCTTGCGTCGCTTGGTAAATTGATATCGCTAGGAAAGGCCATTTATTATATTTAATTACTCATTCCTTTATAAAAGTACAGGTCAAGGAATTAGTTGCATGTAATCTACTTTTAAAGATTAAAACGTAGCCAATTTTTCGGAGTTCTCTTAACAATGTATGAAAATAATCTTCGTGTACATTTAACAATACACTTTCATATAAATCATCATGCAAAACATAATCAGAAAACTCTTCACAAAGTGCACTCGCTCTGGCTACACTTATATTCATAGAAGTATTTATTCTTCGAACACTTCTAAAATTTTTTCTACCTTTGCAATTAATATATGATTATTTTCATATAAATTACGTTCTTGTGCACTAAAAACAGTATTATTAGATAATATACTCTTTAAAGCTACAAAATCTTCATAGTCTAGCCCCTCTACTATTACTTCGTTCATATGTTAGTTACTTTAAAATAACCAAATATCCACTAAGTCCATTCAAATACAGCTACTCCATTACCTGGAAGTAGACCAATTTGTCTACCATCTCTAGAGTTGCCTCCTGCTCCGGGGTTAGGTACATTACCCCAGAACGATGCAGCTCCATCTCCTGTAATATTTCTACCAGTACCTGCAGTTCCACCATGACCACCTTTTACACTATAGCCATTTAATACATGAGTATTGGAAGTATCAATAGTAGCGGTCGCGACCCCTGCTTCATTAAGTTGGGCACCAGCTTTACCACCATTAGCTTCTACTATTCTTGTTCCACTACTTAATGCAATGAAGGATGATGAACCATCAACACCTCTAGAAGCAGGTGCCACACCAATACCAACAGTAAACACAGTACCAGGGCTAGCTGATAAATAACCTATAGCAGTAGCTCCTGCTCCTCCTGAATTACCTCCTGCAGCTCCTCCTGATCCTGTAACTATATATTTTACAAAATGAACTCCTGCAGGCATTTCAAATTTATTATTTTGACCTGATTCAAATACTATTTGACCTGGTGGTGTTCTTTCTATAACAATATTACCGCTTAAAGGATCAAATGCTGTACCAGTTTTATCTACTCCATTTACAAATGCTGATAAATTTTTATTAACAGTTAAAGTTGGAATAGATACACCACCTACTGCTTTAATTATAAAATTAGCTCCCGAAGCAGAAAGAGGACCAGCTGAAAGACCAACTCCTGAAGCCATAGGATATAAACTACTACCTGCAGTATTATCTATAAAGCTTCCATATACTAATTTATTAGTTAAATTAGGTAAAGCAAAAGTTGAAGCAGTATCTGGATTAGTAGTAGCTGCACCACCCCCAGTTTTACCTCCAAAACTTATTCCTATAACTGCTGATAAATCTCTGTAAGATGTACCTAATACAAATGTACCATTACATTCCAACCACCCATAAGGTATTGGATCTTTACCTGAAGTTGAGGAAACAAAAGGAACTATTGTTCCTACTGGTATTAAAGTAGCAGTAGTTGGTGCTACGGTTGATTCAACTAAACCAGGAATCGTCCATTGTAAGTTGTTATTTCCATCAGAACCTAAAAAGGTATTATTAGTAGGTGAGTTACTAGGAAAATTATAATTAATTGAATTTATTCTTAAATTAGTAGGTAAAGAAAGGTAAGTAGAATCACTAGATCTTTTAGTTATTTCATCAATATTAATTCTCGCACTTAATGAAACTTTATTGGTTGAATCTATAACTATAGAATTACCTAAAGCATTATTAGATATATTATCTGCTGAAAGACCTCCTCCATCTGTAACTGTAGATACTTTAATAGCACCATCAGTTATGTTTATAGTATTATCAGCTGCTACTAAATTTTTAGAAACTGTAGTCCAATTTTCAGCTGCACTACCTGTACCTGAAGTTAAAACTTTTAATTCTCTAGTATCTGATTCATAAGCATAATCCCCTGTAACTGCAGGAGCTAATGAAGTAAGATCAGCATTACTGCCTTGCCATTTATTACCTACTACAACTCCACCTTTATCTGAAGCATTACCTATGTATAATCTTTCAGTATCAGTAGTATAACCAAGTTCACCATTAGCTAAAGTAACCTGTCTTCTATCTGCATCAGTGCCTCTTCTTACTAAAAGCTTTAATAATGTATTTTCTAAAATTTCTACAGCCATGTCTTTAATATTTATTTACCAATTGAATACGGGGATTGCAAATTTATCGAATTCGTCCTCGGTACCCCTACTTAACCCGGATAATCCAAATCTAATAAATCCTGCTGAACTTAATGTAGTTCTTGCTCCAGCTGAATCTAAACACTCATATACTTGTTGACTATAATCTGGAGTAGCTCCTAAATAACCCTTAGTTACCTGATTAGGAGCACCATTAAATATATTTCTAAGAGGGTCTTCTTCGGCTTTAATTATAAAATTAACTGCAACCGCGCTTAAACCAAATTGTGCAGCTACTCCAACATCTCCTGCAGTACCTTTAGCCCCAGTTAAGAATATAGTTTCAGATGAACTAGTTACTATACCTTCATGACCATATATTGATACATTACCTCCTGTTAAATTTGGTAAACCAAAAGTAGTTCCATCACCAGATCCATATGTAGTTGTTATAACATCAAATAATTTATTAAATCTAGTTCTTGATACAAGTGAACCATCACATAATAAATAACCAGCAGGAACATTATTATATACTGCAGCATGAGGTATAATTGAACCTATTGGTACACCGTCTCCTACGTTAGCTCCAGATAACCCTGTAGCAGTTACTACATCAAAGATTGAACTTTGTATTTCAGTAATTAAACCTTCTTGCGTACTAAAGAAAGGAAATTCTTGAGCTGATGAAACTGCACCATTAAGAGATAATTCACCATTAGCTAAATTAATTCGACTACCATTTTTTATACTTCTTATATTAGTTTGTAATCTACTATTACTATCTAATGAAAGCCCTCCTCCTAAATTACCACCTGCTGCTCCAGCCCAGTTTGTAGTAGGTATAGTTATACCTCCCCCCTCAGCTAAAGTTCCTAAAGATTTAAATTCTAATCTATTATTACTATCAAATTGAAACTGAGTAGTATTTACCTTTAACGATATTTTATTAAATCCTCCTTCAGGGTTAAGATCACCACCCTGTAAGCCACTAAGAAAAGCAGTAGAAGATACTTCTCTTTCAGTTATAGAGTCTTGTTTAGGAGAAATTAATTTATCTGCTCCACTAGTAGATAATTCTAAATATTCTGAATTTAACCCCACTTCTACTTTACCACCTACTGATGCATCGTATGAAGATAGTAAACCGTTTCCAAACACTGCAGGTGACATATACCTACTGTCAATAGCTCCAGGATTTTTCTTAAGTGTTAAGAAATTTTTATCACTTCCAGACCCTCCAACAAAATCTATAAACGTACCATCAGGCTTATTACCTATATAAGCCCAACCAGATAGTGAACTATTATAAATAGTAGAAGTTAATGTATATAATCTACTATCTGCATAACCAATATCACCTAACTGTAAACCAGGAGATTGACCGGCACCAGTTCCTAAGCTAGCTATATTAGTAAATGGTCCAACTACTTTATTACCTATAACATTACCTCCTTCAGTTGACCCATCACCTACAAATAGTCGTCTTGTATCTAATGTATATCCAACTTCACCTTGATCTAAAATGATAGTCTTGCGTTGAGCATCAGACCCTCTTCTTACTTTTAATTTTACTATAGTTACGTTTGCCATGATTTATGCTACTCTCCTCCAAACATATACACCATAAGATGGAGGGATATTGTTATGTGGTTCATTTTCACCTACGAATGTAGATGTCCTTAAATTTGTTGATCCTTCTACTCTTTCTGAAACATCATATTCATCTCCCGAGAAGGTAGGAGTTTCATTAAATTGTGAAACAAATTGACCTGATACTGCATCCTCATAGTCAATAGCTCCTAACTCTTTAGCTATTAAATAAGGATTTGAAGATCTAGGAGCTACACCATTTGGAACTGCTCCTTGCAATCTACCTGTTGTATTAAGATTAGCTACAAATCTAGTTTCTCCATTCCATATACCTATCATTTCTTTGAAATTAGGCCAGTTATCATCATTATTATCATAAACTGTTCCTCCTGCTGCTTTATAAGCTTGAACGTTTTCAAAAACAGCTCGTTGACCTGCAGAGTAATTTCTAGCTGACCCTCTAGTAAAATTTAAATCTAATCCATAAGTTATAGGAGCTAAGTTACCAAATCTAGAATCAGAAAATGATAAATCTAAACCTGCATTATCAAGTTGCCATGTAGCTAATAAACTAAATAGATTATTAAGCAGAGTATTTCTTGCTCTTTGCTGAATATCAAAAGCTTGAGACGCGTTCGTTACTCCAGGTTCATCTGATCTAAATAAAACTCCACCTGAACCAACATCACTTCTAACTTGTACTGAATTAGTTCCTATATTAGTTTCATGATTATGTGCTGGTAAATGGGATTCAGTCAATTGTACTTCATATTCACCTGCTACATCACCAGAACCTAATCTTAACCCCTCTCTCTCTTCTTCCTTTCCCCCGGGGCAAAAATCTCTAATAATACCTTTAACTTCGTCCTCACCTACTCCTACTAAAAATCTACCTTGCGCAACTTGTTCCCATCTAGTACCTGCAATACCAGGAAAGTTTTCACTATCTTGTCCTACTAAAGTATTTCTAGGAGGTTGAAGATAGTCACCAGGATTTTGATTATTAAAAGTTAATTTTACACTACCTATAGGCCAAAAAGCATCTAACCAATCAACTGCAGTTGCATAACCTTTAGGATAAATGTAATTATTAATTATAACTCTATCACCACTTAATGCTAACCCAGTTGAGTTACCTACTCCATCAAAAACTTTATTTAATTTATTTGTAAGCTCAGCTCCACTTAAGTGAAGTAGAGAGGTATATAAATCAGATATAAATTGATTTTCTAAACTCTCAGGCATATTATTATTTATGCTTAATCCTTGAAATACTATCTTTCCTGTTCACCATAAACTAAACCACCTATAATTTCATAATCTATACCATTGCTGTTTCTTATAGCAAAACCGCCGGCTCCGCCAACAAAACCACATTCAGGTCTAGTATCGCCACCTTTAGATCCCCAGCCTCCTCCACCAGCAGCCCATTGCTTTTGACCTGATAAATTATCTGTACCTGGCTCATTTGCACTACCTCCTCTATTGTAAGCAGCCATATGTAATTTTATAGATAAAGGACACCAACCAGTTTTTGATAAATAGATTGGAAACCCTTCATCACCTCCAAGGCCGCGACCTCCTACCCCATAAAGTGAAGTTGTAAATGGTATCCCAGCTTCATTATTAATATTATTAGCTCTAAATCTAGTACCTAACGTTCGAAATCCTCCTGTATCAAAACCATCATAAGGTTCATCATTAGATACCCAACCTAAGGTAGGTCGTAACGGATCATAACTATTTCCTGTATCTACAACTTCACTAATTAAAAATCCCGAAGCACGGCGACCTTCTTCACCTTCATCTCCTTCTTGTACTTCAGGTCCATCAGTTCTTATTGAACCATCAGCATTTAAAGAACTAAAATATGTACCGGGAGATGCTCCTACCCCACCACCAAGAGCATCAGGAGTTAGAATTCTTCCCCCTCCACCACCTGTTCCATTATTATCAGTACCCTTTAAACTTCTTCCACCTGCTCCACTACCTCCAGATTCACCTCCTAAACCAGGTAAAAATACATATTGAGGCGCAGAAAAGCTGCTTCCTCTTGTTGAACCTCTTCCAAATAAATCAGTAACAATATCTCCTTGGTTACTTAAGCCAAACAAATAATTATTAGTTACAAATCTCATATAATATCTACCAGTTCCTCCAGGCTCACCAGGTCTACCACCTATACCTCCTGCGTTTGTCATTAATACTACTCTACTATTAGTACCAGCTTGAAAAGTGTTACCGTCATTAGCAGCTTCTAAACTTTTAAAAGAATCACTAGTACCACCCCAGCCTCCGCCGGCGCCTCCACCACCACCTGAACCATTTCCGGAATAAGCACCAGCACCTCCACCTCCACCACCAGCTATAGCTCCAGAAGTATTATCAATAGTTATTGGACCATCGCTTCCTAGCAGTTTTATAGCATCTCCCCCGTCTTGCCCACTAGCAGCTCTACCTGCTTCAATATTACATCTCTCACCTGCTCTAAAACCAAAATAGTTATAACCACCATTACCACCTCTACCCATAATAAAGCCCTTATTTATTATCTTTAAACCTCTAGGAAAATTGCCGATCTCTAAAGCTGCAGCTTTAACATTTGAAGGATCATCTGAATATATGTAAACTGGTCTTTTATTACCATTAGCGTCAAATTCTTGTGAATCTTCAGCTCCAGCTATAGTTATTTCAACTCTATCTCTTCCGTTCCATGAATTTATACCTTGGTTTCTAGCCCATTCACCAATGTTGAATTGACCAGAATTAGTATCTTCATCGTGTTCTCCTGTGCCTGAAGATATTTTATCTCTAGTAATAGTCCCTCTCCATACACCTACTTCAGGTTGATCTGAAGGTCTATAATCTATAAAGTCTAAAGGAACCCTAACCCAATAATACAGCCCATAACTAGGGGGTATATTATTATGCTTTCTTCCTAATCCCGTATTAGATGTTTGAACTATAGTACTACCTGGTAAGTCGACTAAAGAGGTAGTAAAGGGAGTTTCAACACCTCCGCTTACTAATTTTTCAACTGTTTCATCTATTTCTTTTAATCTATTAACACCTGCTAAAGCTATTTTAGCTTCTTCTGCTCCTAAAACATTTATAATTAAGTTTCTAGCTTGCAACAATTGACTATCTCTAAATAATCCCGGATGAACTCTATCAGAATCTCTACTTTCATAATTAGCTTTAGTAATCTTTTTATCGTTAGGCCAAACTACATTAACTGGTCTAGGTGAATTAGTAATAAATTCCCCATCTAATATACCTCCCCAACCTGGCCCAGCTGTTGTAATACTACTCCACCCATCTAAAGAAAATGTTCCTAGAGTCGGATTAAAATCATTATCTGAATACCTAAACCCTGATTCATGTCTGTTTATAATCTCTTGAGTTCTATAATTTTCTATTCCTTGATATTCTGAATTATTTTGAAAAGCAGTTATCCTATCTTGCTCTAAAAATGAATACGTACTAGGGTTATCTAAACCGTCAGGATTAACTTCAGGACCAAAATAAAAAATAAAATTAGAATTAACTCCTGAAGTTTGTATATTAGCTTGAAGATTTGTAGTTTGAGTATCAGTTCTATGACTATGAATAGGAAGGTGCTTTACTTCGAGAGCTGTACCATATTCACCTGCTATATTTCCTGATCCTAAATCATCAGATGTTTGTTCTAAAAGTTCACCATCAATACCTGGGGTAAAATTGTGAGATTTTACTCTTCCTAATTCATTTATATTGGTATCAGCTCCTACACCAGCTGAAAATCTTCCATCTCCAACTCTTACCCATTTTGTTCCTTTTATCCTTCCAGACGGATTATTATTATCTACAGTAAGTAAAATAGATCCTATAGGATAAAAAGCATCTAATATTTCATATTGTTCATCAGCATACCCTATAGGCTCAATGTAATTATTAATTATTACTCTATCACTAAGACCACTTAATGATATACCTGTCATGTTACCTTTTCCATCATATATAGGATAAGGCAGATCTGAACTTAATTCAGTATCAGTTCCGCTTAAATGCAATAAAGAAGTATAGTAATCAGCTATACGTTCGTTTTTTAAACTTTCCCCTTTATTTGACATAATTTTATTTAATACAGTTCTTCTTCATTTGCTACATTAGTTTGTACCCCTTTGCCTTCTTCTTTTATTATGACATCTAATATAGACTTTTGTAATTTATATATATCATTAAAAACTCTCGAAACTACACTATAATTTACTTCTTCATTATCATGAAATTCTAAATCTCTAAATTCTACATCTATACCTTCATAACCTTTAGACCCTCTTAGAATAGGTATTCCATCTGAAATTGTTTCGACGGGTATCAAGCTTAAATTTAAAAATATATTGATTGAATCTTTTATTATATTTTGCAATTCACTATTCAATGATATTCCTAAGCTAGATTCGCAACTTACCATTTTATCATATAAATTAGGCAAATTTAAAGGAACGAAATTTTTATATACTAAATTACTTTCTTTAAATAAATAAATTCTACCTATATTATGTAAAAAATAAAACACGTTACTACTATTTTTTGTAACTAAAAAATTAATATTATTATAAAAATTAGATTTTAAAATATTAGAATTAAATTTTTTCTGTATAGTATCAAATTTTTCATTAGTATCGTTGAAATACATAGTAGGTAGATAAAGTAAATTATCATATGAAGGAAAACCTGCTATATATGAAGGATTAGATATAAATCTTGTAGTTACAAATCCACTATCATATAGAGTAAATATATTAGAATCTGTACCAGAAAAGAAAACTTTTATTTCATTAGTTTCATTATATTCATAATCTGGTATCCATCTTCCAATAACTTTTCTATCTATTCTAGGCCCTATATCTGTTAATTTTTCAGCATCAATTTGATATAGATAGAAAGGAGGAAGAGGATTAGTACCTCCAGGGTCACCTTCAATAGCTGCTTGATTAGGAGGCGGAGTAGTTAAAATTAAAATTGAATCATCTGTATCTCTTATATCAAAAGCAACTATAGATTCAGCATCAATATTAGGATCACCAAAAGTAGAAGTTGAAATAGTACCAACAGAGGCATTAGAAAATTTATTTTTTAATTCTATAAATACTTCACCTGTTTCAGATAAAACTCTATAACCTAATAAATTTTTACCTATTTCTACAGATTCATCAATTACTACTTGGTCACCTAAATTTATTTCATCTTTAAGTTTTAAATTTCCGCAAGGATTTAAAAAGCTATTATCATATAACTTTAAAATTACTTCTATATCTCTACTAGAGGATGTAGTTGAAGCAGAAGTTACTAAAGTAAATAACGTATCAGTACTATTATCATAAGTAAATTTTTTATTAGCAGGAAAAAGACCACTATCAACTCTTTCTATCTGAGTATTTTTAACAAAGCTACCTGAAAAAGTATATGAATTAGTAGGGGTAGATGTAAAATAAAAATACGAACTATCGTCATACACAAATATCTCACTATCAATAGTATCATCTAAAACATTAAGATCTTCAATATTTTCTATAAAACTAAAAGGATCTATTTGTATAGGTATAATATTATCTTTAGGAGCAGAAAAATCATCATTTCTTAAATCATTTTTACCGCTAGAAAGTCCTAAAAAGTAGGAATCACCATCTTTAGCAGAATTAGCAAAATCTAACAAGTTAGTATTTGAAATTATATTTAATGAAAATAAATTTATATTATTTTGATTTAGTATACCTAAATTTTTATCAATAAAAGATTGATCGATAATATTTCTAGGTGATATTTCTGGAACTGTTAAAATATCACTAGTATCAACTGGAGCAGCTGTTCTATCAAATTCTTTTTTCTGTAAAAATGCAACAGATAAAAAAGTATCTTTTGAACTTAATGCTTCAGAATTTGCAGTAAAAGTCCGGCCTGTAAAAGCGACTTGATCTCTTACATTAAAAAAGCCATTATAATCTTTACCACTTAAAGTAAAAGCCTCTCCTCCAGTAAATTTAAAATACTCTATCATTTTTTGTAATCAATAAAATTTATTTTATTAAGAGTTGTAGTACCAGGAAGTGATTCTGCTATATTAGCAAGCAACATATTTTGTATTTCTTCCTTAATACTTTCATTAGATATATTTAAATTTTTGATATTAATATCAACTACATTACTCTTATTTTTGAGATTAGTATTAATAGAATTAACAGTTTGTATAGTATCTGTCATATTACGCATTCCCCCTGGCAGCGAAATAAAGATATCTTGAATATCTTCATTATTCGTATTAAAGATAACTCCCAATTCTTCATCTTGCTTTAAAGGTTGCAATGCTAAGTACAAATTACTTATATACTCTTTTTTAGTAGCTTCATTTAACAATATCTCAGTAGGATCTT